CGACACCTGTCGGCGGTCGACAATATGCCGCACCGAGACGCAAAAAAATTGAACCACTACCAGTCGTTGAAATACCTGTCATCCGACCGAAAAGACGCTATGCGGTTTGCTCGGCAAGTCTTGGTGGAATAAACACCCAAGCGCAAGCCACGATCACATTCAGCATCTTGGACGACGACGCTGAAGTATTGTTGATGGTCTGATGCCATACTTCATTACCGACAAATCACCGGATTGTTCTGGGTGGGCCACCATCAAAGAAGATGGTGAAGTGATCGGCTGTCATGCGACGAAACAGGATTCGATCGATCAGATGGTTGCGGTATCTATTGCCGAAGACATGGAACCTGGTGGTGAGCGCGCACCGGCACCACCATCGGATCAGATCACGGGAAGCGACAAGAATCCTGCGGGTTCGGCTGCAGGTAAGCAAGGCGGAATTGAAATAAATGAGGCGACCGAGACGGCGTTGCGAAACAAAGTGACTGATCACAACGAGAAGATGGATGCAGAGAATCGTCCTGTGTGGACTCGTGTGACGCTCGGTGTTTTGAAGTCTGTGTATCGTCGTGGTGCTGGTGCGTATTCGACTTCGCATCGTCCTGGTATTGGTCGTGCGCAGTGGGCGATGGCGCGAGTGAATGCGTTCATGTATTTGAGTCGTGTTGGTCGTCCAGAGAATCCTGCCTACATCACGGACAATGATCTGTTGCATATTGATCATCCGAAGTATTCGGCGGCTGACCGTGCGTTACCAGACAACTATCGTCCAGCATTGTCAGAAGATGTTCCCGATGGTCGTGCTTGTGGCAATTGTTATTTCTACGACGAAACAAATGTCCAAGGAGAAGGAGACAACCTCAAGGCATATTGCGAGAAATGGGATGAGTATGTTGACGGCGGATTCTATTGCAACGCATGGCAACCAGACGAAGACCCAGAAGAAATGGTTCGTCAGGTATCTCTTGAGATACCTGTCTACATTCGCAGCGCGGCAAGAAAAGGTTTGGACTACTACGGTCAAGGTCTCGCGGGTGAAGGGCTGGTCGATAGAACCGTTCGTGAGGCACGAGACATGGCGAGAGGCGACATCACGGAAGACAAAGTGATTCGTGCTAACGCTTGGGCGCAACGCCATGCCGTGGATCTGGAAGCACCGAAGAACTCGAACGCGAGCAACGACCAGTTCCCTGGTGCCGGTGCTGTCGCACACTATCTGTGGGGCATCAACCCGTTGAACCCGCAACCGGCACGAGACTGGTTCGAACGCAAAGCAAACGCGATCAAAGACGAACGAGGACTGTTCAACTTCCATCGCGCTAAGAGTGAATATTTTGCTAACATTCCTGGCATGGAAGACAACAAAGTCGAGATGCGTCGCGTCAATGTCAACGAGTTTGAATTGCGTGCAGGTCCGACAGGCGACGGCATGTCGTTCACAGGTTACGCTGCGGTCTTCAATTCAGATTCCGAACCGTTGCCGTTCATTGAGCGAATCGCACCAGGCGCATTCCGTAAATCGTTGAAGGGTCGCAACACGATCAAGATGTACATGAACCATGATTCGTCGATGTTGCTTGCTTCGACAAGGTCAAAGACTTTGCGACTTGAAGAAGATTCACGAGGTTTGTTAGTGAACGCCGATCTGCCAGACACAACTGTCGGCCGTGACTTGAGCGTTCTCATGAAGCGCGGCGATGTCGACTCGATGTCGTTCGGTTTCTCGGTTCCAGCAGGTGGAGACAAATGGTCAGATGACGGCATGACCCGCGAACTACGCAATGTCCGTTTGCATGAGGTCTCGGTTGTGACTGGCTTCCCTGCCTACAAGGCGACCTCGGCCACTGTTCGATCATTGGACATTCTTGCCAAGCGCACAGGTATCGACGCCGACAAGCTCGCCGAAGCGATCACGATGCTTGAAGCCGGTGGCACATTGAGCGATGACGCAGCCGATCTTCTGTCCGAGACGGTCGGCAAACTTCGCGCCGAACCAGCCAAGGTCCCGCACTCGGTCAACTTGTTGGCGAAAAAACTTGAACTGTTGAAAAACATCTAGATCATCGTCTATAGTTCATCCTGTCGGTAAGCGTCCCGCTACGACTAGAGATTGGTCAGCGTCCCGCGCCATCGGAATACAACTTCCTGCGCACAACCAATCAACAACTATTCACAGAGGAAATCATGAAACAATTCATTGAACAACAAATGGAAGCCCGTGCAAAAGCATGGGAAGCCGCAAAGAACATTCTTGATGTTGCAACCGCAGAAAAGCGTGACTTGACAGCAGAAGAATCACAGACATACGAGCGCATCAGCAAAGAACTTGAGGATCGCCAAGCAACAATCGAGAAGCTCCGCGCCGATGAGGCCCGTGAACTTCGTTTGGATGCAGCAACACGCGAGTTCGCAGACCAGGTTCGCCCTGTCGCTGACGCACCACGCGGTGTTCGTTCAGATGCAGAAGTCATCCGATCGATGGCCAAAGGCGAGATTCGTTCACACTCGTTTGAAAAGCGCGATCTCTTAAAGACTTCGACTGGTTCACCAGTACCAACATCGTTCTACGACCAAGTCATCATGCTTGCTCGTCACATTGGTCCGATGCTCTCAACTTCAACAGTTTTGAACACGGCATCAGGTGAGAACCTTCAGATTCCATCGCTTGCTCAGTATTCAACTGCAGCAATCACTGGTGAAAGCACAGCAATCAGCGAGAGCGATCCAATATTCAACTCGTTCATCACTTTGGGTGCATACAAGTATTCGTTCCTCGTACAACTCTCAACAGAATTGATCGAAGATGCAGGTGTTGACATCCTTGGATTCTTGGCAACCGAAGTCGGCAACGAACTCGGCTACCGAGTCAACGCAGCATTGACAACTGGCACAGGTTCATCACAACCAAAGGGAATCGTTGTGGCATCAAGCCTTGGCGTGACCGGTGCAACGGCAACATCTGGTGTGTTCACCGCAGACAACTTGATCGACTTGGTCTACTCGGTAGACACAGCCGGTCGTCGTTTGGCAGGTTCGGGCTTCCAGATGAATGCGGCCTCAATCGGCAAAATGCGCAAACTGAAGGACACAGCGGGCAACTATGTGTTCCAACCAGCACTCAGCGCAGATGCACAAGACTTGCTTCTCGGATACCCAGTATTCGAGAACCCAGCAATGGCAGACACAGCAACTAGCGCGAAGTCGGTAATCTTCGGAAACCTTCCTTCGTACTATGTTCGTCAAGTTGGCGGCATCAGGTTGGATCGTAGCGACGATTACGCATTCAATGCGGGCTTAGTCACTTTCCGAGCTACACTCCGAGTCGATGGCAATTTGCCACAAACATCACATGTCAAACACTTCATCGGTGGCGCATCCTGATAATCAGGAAGCATTACTAATAATTTGACATGGCAGTCCGTGAGGACTGTGACTAGGATTAAGCCTCGGCAAGGTCGTGCAGGACTTGCCGAGGCTTTCCTGTATCTGCACTAAACTTAGGAGGATCATGTGGCAAACGGTAATCGTCAAGGGCGTTCCAGTGGAGATACCAGGAGCATTGGCGGAGCGTTTGATTCGGGCGGGCGCAGCGCACTTGCCAGAGACATCCGACTTACCAATCCCGACAGACTCCGCATCCTTTGGTACAGCAACGCTCCCTGGGCCGCAACCGGCTACGGCCAACAAACCGCGCAAGTCATCCAAAGGCTCGCGAAAGAAGGCCACCAAGTAGCGATTCATGCGATGTATGGACTCGCTGGTTCGTCATCAACTTGGAACGGTTTCAAAGTTTATCCTCAAGGACTTGCGGCGTATTCGGACGATGTGGTTGTTGCGCACACTATGGAATGGGCAAATAAAGATCTATCAACACCAAGTTTGTTGATGACCTTGTTCGATGTATGGGTATTGAAATCTGAGTCGCTCAAACAACTCAAGAACATCGCGTCGTGGGTTCCGATTGATCATCAGCCCACGCCACCAGATGTATTGCGATTCTTGGAACGCGACAATGTGAAACCGATCGCGATGTCAAAGTTTGGTTCACGCATGTTAGACATCGCAGGACTCGAGCATCTGTATGTCCCTCACGCGATTGAACCCGTATTCAAACCGACCGCCTCAGTTGACTTGCCCAACGGTAAGAAGATGACTGGCCGAGAGTTCATGGGCTGGGAAGAAGATCGCTTCGTCGTGACGATGGTTGCAACCAACAAAGGTTCACAGCCTGCTCGTAAGGCGTGGGCCGAGAACATTCTCGCGTTCTCAATCTTCGCCAAAGATAAACCCGACGCGGTGCTATATCTCTACACCGAACCCGATGGTGCGATGGCTGGAATCAATCTGCCGATCCTGCTTGATGCTTGCGGTGTAGAAAAAGATCGCTACAAAGTTGTCGATCAGTATGCCTATCGGCACGGCTTGCCGCAACAAATGATGGCGGCGATGTACACCGCATCCAATGTGTTGCTTGCCTGCTCGATGGGTGAAGGTTTCGGCATCCCAGTCATTGAAGCCCAAGCCTGCGGATGTCGCGTGATTGTCTCGAACTTCACGGCGCAACCAGAGTTGGTTGGCGATGGCTGGACGGTTGAGGGTCAGCCGTGGTGGGATGCGGCGCAACAGTCATGGTTCTTCACACCGAATGTGCCTGACATCGTAAAGTCGCTTGAGGCGGCCTATAACACGCCTAGGAGCCTCTCAGACGAGGCGATCACCCATGCCCTAGGGTACGGAGCCGATACGGTATTCGAACAGTATTGGAAGCCAGTAATGAAGGAGATATCAGCATGGTGCCGGTCGTAATCATCCCAGTCTTGAACCGCTACGACCTGCTCGAGCGGTGCATAGATTCACTCGACTATCCAATAGAGAAACTGATCATCATCGATAATGGTGGCAAGATCGCCGAGGACTGTTTGTTGATGCCACGCAACAGCAAACATGATGAGCGATTCATTCTTGACATGCCGAGCAATCTCGGTGTGGCGACATCTTGGAATCTCGGTATCAAGATGACACCGTTCGCATCTGGTTGGATTCTTCTCAACTCGGACGCATGGTTCGCACCAGGCGAACTAGAAAAGTTCTGGAACGGTTGTGTATCCGATGAGATACATCTAGGCGGCAATCCGCCATGGGCTTGCGCGTGGATCGGCAGCGAAGTCGTCAAAGATGTCGGCCTGTTCTGCGAAGCGTTCCATCCCGCATACTTCGAAGACAACGACTATGAGCGACGCGCCGTTCGGCTCGGCAAACAAATCACACGAACACAGGCAACAATCAACCACGACAACTCGTCAACACTTCTGGCCGATGTCGCCTATCAGGAGAAGAACGCGGCGACATTCAACTCGAACCATGAACTGTTCAAACTTCGTAACGCAAGACTTGACGCAGGTCAATGGGATCTGCAACGCCGACTAGACCTCAGTTGGGACTGATGAAACCGTATGTGATCTGGTCACCTGACTATAGGCGGATCTCTGGTGGGATTCGAGTGCTCTACATTCTGGGCAAACTTCTTCGCGACCGCGGACTGCAAGCCGAGATGAAAATGACACACGGAACATTCATCGACAACCCATGGTCGGTACCGGAATGTCATCACATACCACAAGACGCAATCCATGTGTATCCAGAAATCATTCAAGGTAATCCATCAGGATCCGACAAAGTTGTGTGGTGGTTGTTGAACCATGCGAAGCGTGACGGTCTGCAATTTGTTTGGCATCCGAACATCGGCAAACAATCCGTGTTGAATGTCCCATATCTTGAACCAGACATCTTTCATCCTGGCAATGAAACGAGATCGGGTGTTCTTGTGTGGGTCGGCAAAGGTTATCGCGGCTACATACCAGAAGGCGCACGAGAGATCACCTATCAGTGGCCTGGCACCAGAATCGAACTTGCCGATATTCTGCGATCCGCTGAGTATCTGATCTCGTTCGATGCCTATACCGCGGTCGTGCATGAGGCGACATTGTGTGGCTGTCCAGTTGTCGTAATCGAACAAGAAGGCTGGGATGTCACCAACCTGACGAGCGGGCCGATGAAAGTGTTCGGTGCGGTTGATTGTGTCACCAAACTTGCTGAAGCCAAAGCCCAAGTCGGCAAATCATTCCAGTCGTATCTCGACTACTTCCCGACGATGGCCGAACAACTAGATTCGTTCATAGAACAAACACAATCGTTGTGAAGTAAGATAAAGACACTATGGCAATCACCAACGGCTACGCCACACGCAACCAGATCAAGGCTGCGCTTCGAATCGGCACAGCCGACACACAAGACGACGACCTGATCGACAACTGTGCCGGTGCAGCGTCGCGACTCATCGACGGCTATGCGAACCGACAATTCTGGGCTTACGGTTCGGCCACTGTTCGAGTGTTCACCGCAGCCGACTCGTATGTTTGCGAGATCGACGACACTGCATCAACTGCGATCACACTCAAAACTTCGACGCTTGCAGACGGTGTGTTTGATCTGACATGGTCCGCGACCGACTATCAACTTGAACCAACGAACGGAATCCTTGACGGCTTGACTGTTCCTTACACTCGGATTCGTGCGGTCGGCGACTATCTGTTCCCAACCTTGAATGCGAACTTCGGTTCGGAAGCGTTGGTGCAACTGACCGCAACATACGGCTGGCCGTCTGTACCTGAACCGATCACACAAGCGGTGATCATTCAGGCATCAAGAATCTTCAAGCGTTACGATTCACCGCTCGGCGTCGCCGGCTTCGGAGACTTGGGTGCGATACGAGTGACACGCGCACTCGACCCAGATGTCGCACAACTTGTCGAGCCATATCGCCGAATGCGGATGTTCGCATGACCGCAACAGTCACCGAACTCAAAACAGGATTACAAACCCGTCTCGCGACGATCACGAACCTGCGCGCCTTCGCCCAGCAACCCGATCAGGTGAACCCGTCACTTGGCGGTATCGCCTGGCCGACACTCGAATCAATCACCTATCACGGTGCAATGAAGGCTGGTCTCGTGACTCATGTGTTCACGGTTTCGGTGATCGTGGGTCGTGCAGCGGAACGCACAGCACAAAACCTGATGGACACCTACCTGTCTTACGATAACGGGATCCGTGCTGCAATCGAAGCTGACACAACTTTAGGTGGATATGCCAGAACCTTGATTGTCGAAGAAGCAACCAACATCTCAACCGTGGACGCCAACGACACAACCTATCTGACGGTCGACTTCCGTGTCGTGGTGTATGCTTAGCCTATGGCAAAGTATCAAGTCGTCGAAGGCTTCACCGTTCTAGACAAACAATATCCAGCCACTATTGATGGCGACGAGATTGACCATCTAGACTCTCTTCTGCAATCGGGTCGCATTGTTCCGGTAGCGGATAAATCAACCTCGAAAGCCGACAAGGCAGGAGACAAATAATCATGGCAAAGTTAGTTCTTACAAACTCATCGGTCACGCTCAACGGTACAGATATCTCCAGTAGTGTGGCTGCAATTACCTTAAGTACCTCGGCTAATGAGGTACCAACAACTTCGTTCGGGAGTGGTGGCGCAATAACCCGCGTATCAGGCCTCATCGACAATTCGGTGACACTCTCATTGCACAACGACTACAA